CCCGAACCTGCTCCATCTCCGCAGCCGTCACCCGAACCACCTGCTCCAGCACCTGAACCATCAGCTCCAGAACCCGAAGCAATCCCGGATCCTGTACCTGTTCCAGAGCCAGAGGTAGTTCCTGATCCACCAGCTCCCGAACCTGCCCCTGAACCTCCATTAGAACCAGCCCCTGAGCCACCTGCGGAAGTCACTCCAGATCCTCCGGCAATTCCAGACCCAGCCGTTGAACCTGATCCTGCCCCAGAACCAGTAGTAATCCCAGAGACCCCTGAACCTGCTCCTCAACCTGAACCCCCTGTTGTAACACCTGAAACAAATCTTACACCTGATGTGGTCGTACTCACAGACTACACGGATCTTGAATCATTGGATCCACAAACTCCAATTCAGTTGGAGAACGGTGTCATCCTGACAGCCGAAGTTGTAGTTGCACTTCAACTCTTTGAGAACCCAGCGGAATTACTTGCTGAGATCTTTTCAGATCCCGGCCAAGTACTTACTGCACTCTCAAACATTGGTGCCGATATGTCACCAGAGGTAAGAAAGAGTGCAGAGAAAGTAATCGTTTCAGCAATCATTGCCGGAAACATTGCAACTCAAGCAGCGGCAGGAGCCGCAGCTACAGCAGCCTATAGGAGGAAACCATGAAGTCTTTCTTCTCGGATATAGCGAATCAACTATGGACACTCCTTGGAATGTTCATTGCTTGGGTCGTACTAGAAGGATCAGCAAAGACAGTAGTTGGCTACGCAATCATTGCATCATTGATTGTCTGGTCTATTACATTTAATTTAAGAAAAGATGAGGATGAATAATGGATACATTGAAAAGTGTAATCATGCGTATCGTTGCAGTTATTGCAGCGGAAGCACTTGGCGTTATCGGTGCTGGATCTCTAGTCGGTATCGAAGTCTGGCAAGCAGGAATTCTTGCCGGTGCATTGGGTGCAGCTCGAGTCCTCGAAGCATTGGCTCGATTCTATCTAGCAGATGGCAACCTATCAGCAGAAGAAATCAACGAAGCTTTTGCCAAAGTTGATAAGAAAGCGAGTAACTAATGGGCCAGAGAGCAGATTTTATTGCAGCAGCTCAGAGCCAACTCGGAGTAATCGAGGGGCCAAAAGATAACGAGACCAAGTATGGAGCCTTTACTAAGGCTAACTTCCTACCTTGGTGTGGGTCATTTGTTATGTGGTGTGCCAATGAGGTAGCACTCAAGATCCCTAACTGCGTATCAACAGTTGCCGGTGCAACTGCATTCATGAAGAAGAATCAATGGGAGAAGGCAAGCGATGAAGCACAGCCACTACCCGGAGACATAGCATTCTTTGATTTCCCTAACGATGGAGTAGATCGAATCTCTCATGTCGGTATCGTGGTCAAAGATAACGGTGATGGTACCGTTACTTGTATCGAGGGCAATACTGCTCCCGACAAGAAGGGCGACCAAAGAAATGGTGGACAAGTCTGCCTCAAGGTTCGTGCCTTTAAGAAGAAGAATGGATCCAAGCTTCGCAGATCACAAGCTGTGACTGTTGTTGGCTTTGGTAAGCCAGTCTTCAAATCGTAAGGAGGAAACTATGAAGTTCCAAAAGTCTCCAGCCGCATGGGCTGGTCTGATTCAGGCGGCAATAGCAATCATTGCAGTCTATGTACCAAACCTGCCACAAGGAGCAATCCTTGCATTTGTAGCAGCGGCTACTGGTCTTTCTTTCCAAGCACAGAAGATTGAAAACCAGAAGACGGAAGCAGCACTATTCACCGATCCAGAGGATGTTGAATAACAATTTAATAACAGAGATGGGGCTCCTTCGGGAGCCCCTCTTTTTTTGTGCCACAAAACTACACCGGCAGAAGAGCTTTAAGAAATGCCCCCCTACCCCCCAACAAAAATCGTTGGGTGGTTGGGTGCTACACCGTATAGTGTCGCCTTGAAGTTTCTGCCCCACCTCTTGCGAGGTAGAAAAAAGATAGCACGACACACCGAGATTCGCAAAATGGCCGAATGCTTGTCAGTCCTGTGTGTCACACTTATGCCATGAACGAGAAGCTTATCGAGGTAGATACCATCTATGCACAGATGGCTGAGTTCTCTGATCGTTCATTCCGCCCTCATCCTTGGGTAATGGGATTTGCCTATGGTCAAGACGGAGCAGTATCTGTATGGTGGGATCATGCTTATGAGTCAACTAAGTATTCATTAGCAAAGTTTGATCTCGTAGATTGGATGCATGAAAATGATTTCATTGCAGACACAATGGTTAACCTAGTGCCATTGCCCGAGGAAAAGAATTTGATTATGCCCGGACTAATGATTACTTGGCGACCACTAGATGGAGAAGCGAAGATCTCAAAACTTGCAGAGCAATACATTAAGGGGCTACAGAATGTTACTTAAAGAATTCTATATTGATAACTTCATAAAGCGGATTGAAGAAGCTAGGAAACCATCTGACTCAGATATATCCGATGCATGGAATGCAGGACTAAACAAAGCAATACACATACTCGAACAGATCAAGGAAGAGTCACACAATGCCACACAGCAGTAAAGAAACCTTGTCACTTGCTTGGTGTGATAACGGTGTAACTGATGGCAAGTTCACCGAAGGCATGGTCTATACGATCTTGATGGCACCTACAGTTGGTGTGCCTATCAACAATGCAATGAGAGTCAAGGGTAATCAGATCTCTCGCCAGCGTATGGAGTTGTTTAATCTATGGGCAGACCAAGCAAAGACTGACTGGTTACTATGGGTTGATTCAGATATTGTCATGACCAAAGAAGTGTTGAAGCTTTTATGGGATACAGCAGATAAAGTTTCACGACCAGTTGTATCCGGTGTTTACTTTGTATGGAAAGACAGCATCAATAATCTTCCGGTACCAATGCCAACTATCTTTAAGAATGGCAGAAGTAAATACGAGATTGAATACATTCACCCACTACCAGAGAATCAAATCATTCAGATTGATTCAGCAGGGTTTGGTTGTGTCTTAATGCATAAGTCAATCATCCCTAAGTTGAGGGATAAATTCCCTGATAAAAGCTTCTTTCATGAGAACGATTTGACAGAAGACAAGTTCATAGGGGAAGATATTATCTTCTTTAATCTATTGAAAGAAGCCGGTGTTCAGGCTTATGCTCACACCGGTGCATTAGTTACACACATGAAGACATTACCTTTTGATATTTCTTATTACGCATTATTCTGGACTGCTTACAATCAAGCAGCAGAGATGAAAGAAAAGGAGGAACAGCCAAGTGAGTGAGATCAAAGATCTATTACTAACTGTATTACGAGCTAAGGATGCAAGTAAATCTCGTAGTACACAGGTACAGATAGGGCCATCAGAACTCGGTGGTTGTTCACGCAAGGTTTGGTTTCGGCTAAATGGACAGGCTGAAACTAACGACAACGAACTCAAACTAGCAGCCATCATGGGAACTGCCATCCATGCAGAGATTGAGAAATCAATCGAAGCTTTAGATCCCGAAGGCAAGAAGTATCTAGTTGAGACTGAAGTCGAATACAATGGAATGAAAGCCCATATAGATTTATTCATTCCTGAAACTGGTGCAGTCGTTGACTGGAAGACAACTAAGGTGAAGAACCTTGCTTACTTCCCATCACGCAACCAGCGTTGGCAAGTTCATACATATGGCTACTTGTTGGAGAAGAACGGTTATGAAGTTAAGACCGTAAACTTGTGTGCCATTGCCCGGGATGGTGATGAACGAGATGTAAAAGTTCATACTGAAAACTACGATCCAACCATTGCGGAGGAAGCATTGGATTGGCTCGAGAGTATTAAGGAAACGAACGATGCACCTCCTCCTGAAAAGGATGCCAGCTACTGTCAGTTCTATTGCAAGTTCTACGATGCAACTGGGGAGTTGGGTTGTAGTGGCTTAAAAAAAGAACTTACTAAACCCTCGGAAGTCGAGATCTTAGATACTGAGGTGGACAGCAATGCCTTGCTGTTCTTACAACTAGGAAACCAGATCGATGATCTGGAAGCGAAGCGTGAGAGTCTTCGATCTTCACTCGAAGGCATCTTTGGTAGGACACGGAGTGGGATTGACATCAGTTGGACAACTGTTGCTGGCCGTTCTTCTATCGATGAGAAGGAAGTTGAGAAACTCTTGGGCTTCGTACCTAAAAAACCAGCCGGCAAAGAATCAGACCGGGTAAAAATCAACCACACTAAGGAGAAATAAGATGGCCGAACTAGGCTTTCAAGTATCTACAAAGACAAACGATGGAACAATCTTTGTCATTGCAGATGCAACATATAGTGGCTTCACACAGAAACTAGCTGAAGCACTAGATCCAAGTGGTGCCGAGTCACTACTACAGTCAATGGCACGAGCCTTCTCAGGCAACCAGCCAATGAACACACAACAGATTGCACAAGCATTCAATGCAACTGTAATCACACCACCACAAGATGCATGGGGTCAGCCAGCGAACGCTGCTCCAAGCAACGGCCCAGTCTGTAAGCATGGAGAATCTGCAAAGCTTGTACCTGCCGGAACATCGAAGACAACAGGAAAGTCATATCGTGCTTTCTATGCTTGTCAACGACCACAGGGCCAGCAATGCGACTTCAGAGCAAACGCTTCTTAATGTCGTTGGTGTTGCCGGGTAAGCCAACTTACCCGGCATACACCGGCACCGAACCCTGTGCATCAATAGGTAACGAACACTTTTGCACAGAGGAACGAGACTTCACCCACTACGAAACACTTCGTAATGTGTGTGCTACTTGCCCACTACTTGAAAGCTGTTTCAACTGGGCATTACATAATGAAGACTTCCATTTTTGGGGAGGATCTTCTGCAATAGAACGGAGATTGATCCGTCAAGAATTAAAACTGGAAAGACAGAGGAGTGTTGCAGCCTAATGTTGAACTTACTACAAGCAGTTCACAGTACGAGTTCCTCTGCTAAACCCTTACCGGATGTATGGGCTGGACTTAGACAGCATGGTATGCGATTCCGTCAGTCACAGTTGTGTCTTATCGCAGGTCAACCAAACTCAGGTAAGAGTTTGATGGCGTTGGTATACGCCTTGAAGACTGGAGTTCCGACTCTTTACTTCTCGGCGGATACCGACCCCATTACTCAAATGTTTAGAACAGTTGCAGGTTTAACTGGACTACCACAGCAACAGGTTGAAACATACTTAGATGCAGACTCACATTACTTTGATCCATTGTTACAAGAGAGAGGCTCACACATTAAGTGGGTCTTTGATCCATCACCAGACATCGATGCAATAGAGCTAGAGATCCTCGCTTATGGCGAGGTCTATGGCATGGCACCTGCATTGATTGTGATTGATAACCTGATGAACTGTGTATCAGTTACTGGTGAAGAGTGGTCTGGTATTCGTGCCATCATGTCAGAGCTGCACCATGTGGCTCGTAAGACTGGTGCTTGTGTACTTGCACTCACTCACATGAGTGAAGCAGGAACCGGTGATCCAAAGATGCCAGCACCACGCCGAGCAATCCTCGGTAAGGCATCTCAATTACCTTCGATGATCTTATCTATTGCAATGAACCCAGAGTATCAAGAGTTCAGAGTTGCAGCAGTTAAGAATAGATTCGGTGAACACTCAGCAGATGCATCTAACTTTGTAACGCTGGGCATCGATGCATCACGAGTTCAGATCACAGACAGAGATGCACAAGGCATGGCCGATTTAAGACCGGGGGTAAATTTCGTTGGACTCCAAGCAATCAAGGGCTAATAAAAGAAAGGGTGCAACATGGGAGACAGATCTTGTTGAATACTTTAGAGATAAAGAATTTAATCCTGTCGAAAGGTTACGACTCTCAGGCACTAGCGATGAAGGCGACCTGTGGTTGTGGGCTCCGGACATCCAAAGCTTTATCGTAGTCGAGGCAAAGAATGAGAAGTCATTCAAGCTTGGGCCATGGATAGAGGAAGCAAGTATTGAAGTAAAGAACTGGATGAAGAAACGCAAGTCTTCACCAGCAGTACCAGTTGTGATCGCAAAGCGTAGGCAACATGGGATAGGCAAGTCATTTGTAATCATGGAGTTAGATACATTTACGGAGGTATTGAAATGGAAACAGTAGTCGGAGTCTTGATAGTTGTAGCAGGTGTTGCTTTGTATCACTTCTTAGAACACCTTTATTACACACTAGAAGCAAGGGTTGAACAGAAGAAGATGGAGAAGAGGATCGAGGAGTACAACAAATACTTAAAGACTCTTGGATCCCAGTCTAAGAAGAAGCCAGTAAGAAAGAGTTACTAATGGCTGCCGACCCAGAGCTGCTCAAGGCTGTGGTCGAACACTATGGTGGAGAGATCCGAGAAGGTTACTCAAAGCCGGTTAGATGTTGCTTTCATAACGACACTCGCAGGTCTGCTGTTATGAGTACAGAAGGCGAGAAAGCAGGGCTTTACTTTTGCCACACCTGTGGCATAGGTGGAGATGCATATTCATTACTCATGTGGAAAGAAGGGGTGGACTTTCGTGTTGCTTTCGATAGAGCGGCTGACATTGCTAAACGAGTTGGCTACGACATATCACAAAAAGATAAACGAGGAGACGGTCTCTTACCTAAAAGACCGGGGGTTCAGTCAGGAGCTGGCAAGCGAGCATCTTCTGGGAAGCGTACCAGTCGATTGTGATCCGAGCCATGTCCAATTCATTGGATGGTTATCCATCCCATACAGAGTTGTCAACGGAGTTGCCGGTTTCAAGTTCCGAAGGATCGATGAACTTCCGGGGCCTAGATACATGGCACCAATGCACCAACCAGCAAGACTGTTCAACGCAGTCGATCTACAAAAGCCTTCAGATACCATTGCAATTTGCGAGGGAGAACTGGATGCGGTCATCGCTAGTCAACTCTTGCCTTCAGTTGGAGTACCGGGAGTTAAAGCTTGGAGACCACACTTCAATAGATTATTTGGTGGTTATCGAAGAGTCCTTGTCTTGGCAGACAATGATGATAAGAAAGATGGAACTAATCCGGGAATGGAGTTGGCCGAGAAAGTATTACAAGAAGTCGAACACGCAGAGTTGATACCACTCCCACTCGGAAGTGATGTAAACTCTATAGTATTAGATGAGGGTTTAGACGGATTGAAAAGGAGATTAGGGTTAGATGAGCGAGTATGAGCCACGAATCAATAGACAGTTTGACGATGATGAATTTAAGAGAATTATTGGAGGGGCTAGGCCTAAAGGTACTAAGCCTGAAAAGCAACCCAAGTCTGCCTTTGGCCCTCGAGATAGTAGTTCAACTTCCGCCGACTCAACGATGAATCAATTCGTTGCTGACTCATGGGATATTATCGATGAGCTTGGCAACCTGCTGATCTCTAAGCAAAGAGACTATGGCCCGGGCAATATCAATAACGCATACGGTGGCCCGATCAATGGGTTGATGGTTCGTATGGGGGATAAGTTCGAACGCCTTAAGAATCTACTGGCATCAGGTCAAGCACCTGAACACGAATCCATTGAGGACTCATTCAAAGATCTTGCTAACTATTGCATCATTGCAATGATGGTCACTCGTGGAAAGTGGCCAGAGAACAAGTGAAGAAATTTTTTTTATTTACAATTCTTGTAATTACATTGATGGCATTCGTTGCTAAGTTTGTCATGGATGCAATCGTAGAATTGGAAGAAGATGTCATCTGATAACTATGATCGCATGGACAGGGCAGCAGAACATCTTGAAGATCTAGTTCATATATCTGCATCTCATATCCATCGCAGGTTTGCAGGTTATGTGGAGAGAGATGATCTAATCCAAGAGCTGCGAGTCTATGTAATTAAGCGACCTCATCTAGAGAAGATGCTTAATGATTCGTATGAAGTAAGTAAAGATGAAGTCAAGTGGGTAGCCAGAAAGATAATGGCTCGGCTACGCCGGACAGTTGAGAAGTATGCAAGGAAAGAGAAGTCAGCAAAGCTTGGCTACTCAACCGGTGATGAGTTCTTCTACGACACAGCAACGATAGCCAAGATGTTGCCAGTTGCATTTGAGTTCGACTCATACGGTGCAGTAATGGTGGACAAGGTAGATGATGGAACGCCACGCAAGCCATCAGTTCCAAGTGAAGGTGGCAATATCTTGGCAATGGTAATTGATATTAGATCTGCAATAGATTTGCTGGATGCAGATGAGCAGGTGATGTTACAAAATAGATACAGCAATAGCCCAATGACTTTGTCCGAGATAGCGGCAGAGATGGGTGTCTCGGATTCAACAGTAGATAGAAAGATTCAAAGTTCTCTACGCAAGATCATAGATACTCTCGGTGGGCCAACGCCATGGGTCTAAAGATCACATTAGAAAGATACGAGGTAGTCCTCGCTGCTAACACAGCGATTGAACGCTATGTATCTACGATGAAGAATGTGCAGATGCGTGGGTTACAGGACATGGATCCATGGCAGAGAATACTTCTCGATGTTGATGGTTGTGGTGCAGAGATTGCAGTCGCTAAGTATCTCGGTGTGTATTGGGGCGGTGCCTTCGGGCAAGGTGGTGTAGATATAGAACCCAACATCGATGTTAAATATACAAAGCATGAGCAAGGCAGATTGCTTGTTAGACCTGATGCTAAAGATGATGTGAAGTTTGTATTGGTTAGAGGTGGTATGCCTAACTATGAATTGATTGGCTGGATCATGGGTGCTGAAGCTAAGAACCCGGAGTGGTTAGATAAACCAGACTGGCGTAGGCCAGAGATCTATTGTGTACCAGAGGAGAACCTACGAAAGTTCAGAGGGAGTTACAATAACTGATGCCTAAATTACTGGACTTATTTTGTGGTGGTGGTGGTGCCTCAATGGGGTATCACCAAGCCGGTTATGAAGTAACCGGTGTTGATATTAAGCATAGAACAGAGTATCCGTTTGAGCAGATAACTGGCGATGCTATGGAGATACTAAAGAACAAAGAGTTTCTATCTCAGTTCGATGTTATCCATGCAAGCCCACCATGTCAGGTATTTACTAGAGCAAGACATCTTATGAAAGCACAGGGCAACGAGACATCTAAGCCGGATCTAGTAGCTGCAACACGAGAAGCATTGATCGAATGGGGTGGTATCTATGTAATGGAGAATGTTCCCGATGCACCAATGAATGGAATAATCTTATGCGGATCATCTTTCGGGTTAAAAGTTAGGCGACATAGAATCTTTGAGAGTAATGTGGAGTTGCAAACTTTGCCATGTAATCACAAAGAGCAAGGTAAACCAGTAGGTGTATATGGTGCAATGGGAGACCAACCTCAAGGTGTGGATAAAAGTACAGGCAAGTATGTGTACGGTGGTCGAGTTGCTAAAAGTATTGAAGAAGCACAAGAAGCTATGGGTATTGACTGGCTTAAGTGGCAAGCATTAAAAGAATCTATTCCACCTGCGTATACAAAATTCATTGGAGATCAGATAAGGGATTTAGATGGCAAGTTATGAATATAAATGCGGCAACTGTGGCATAAGTGTTGAAGTAGAACGCAAGATGAGTGAAGAGGAATCAGTTCCTCGGTGTGACTGTGGCCAGATGATGGCTCGTGTATGGAGTGCAACTCCAACCGTGTTCAAGGCTGGCGGTTTCTACTCAGTAGATAATCCAAGAGGTTAAAAAAGACTAAGCCCCTCACGGCCTACAGTCCGGAGGGGTCTTAGTGGTATCAGTTTAATGCCGCTGCCGGCATTGTCAAATTACTTGCCGTACTCAGCCTTCAAGAATTTGCCACAGTAAGGCCAAGGTTTATAGCCACGATCTATGTAAATGTGCAGGGCAACATAGAACTGCTCGAGCAAGGTGGCATCTTTCGGAGGAGTGCCGCTGTCTCCACCATGAGCAATCCAAGTCCGGGGATACTCGATCTGGAATGCCCCCTGAAATTGTTTGCGTTTGCCGCTGACGGCATTGAGTCGGCCAGAGGATTCACACATGGCTAATTTTTGCCAAGCCACAGGAAGCTGATCCAATTCTAAATCTGGAATCTCCACGACTTTTGCGGTTATTTGCTTAGGTTGAATCTCAACATGAATCGGGGCGTTTGGGGTCAGCGAAATCGCCAACCCCAAAGCCACCAATCCGATTATGAATCGGTGATGCATCATTTATCTCCTAACAGAATCGCAGTTCCCCAAGCGAGGAATGGAATCCCAATCAGTAACGGTTGATTTTCTGCTATCCCAATCGGGAGAGTAAAGAAAGTGACTATGAATAGGAAGAAGCCTACCAATTAGACCCCCTTACCAGCGAAATTGAAGCTCTTGTATTCATTGACTAACTCGATTACTCGATCTAAGCACTCGCCGTCAGTCATCTCTTCGCCATCAGTAGCGACCACTTTCTCGATAGCCTCAATAAGTTCATAGTCTCTCATTCGATTACCTCGCAGACTTCTTGGCAGTTATCGCAGGTTGATGTATCTAAATCAACATAGGTAACTGTCCAATCACAGCAAGCACTTCCAACAGGGCGGCTCATAACTCCACCTCCCTTAAGACTCTGACTCTTGGTTCGGGGCAATCTGAGTAAGGGTTCTCGTTACCTTCATTATCCTCACAAGAACACCAGCCAAACTTCATAACCTGTGTCTTATGAGTTAGTTCTGCTAACTCACTCCATGAGATTGAATCTTCACTCATGCTTTTACACTCTCCCTTCTTCTATTACACCCTCAAAAAAATCTAGGGTCATAAGCAGACCTTTAATAACTTCTTTATCAGTCGTCTTATTTAAGAACATACTTACGGAAGCAGTCATTTTTCTTATGTCTTTTTCTGTATAACCCATCATGAGTTAGCACCTGCCTTGGCGTGGTAATCAACGAAATCGGAAAACGAATGCTCTCCGTCTATCGCTATTACATTTTTTTCTTTCAGGTCAATACAGATCCAAGTTTCATCATTACATAATTCAGGTGAAGCCCAAAGACCATAACCTGTTTCTTGATTCCACTCTTCACCAATGATTGAGGAGATGATAATTCTTGAACAGTAGGTCTCATCATCCCAACGAGGTCGAGCTTTATCTAACGCAGTTGCTAAATCTTCCAAGCAACTACCCTCGCCCCAATGAGAATAAAGGCATAGGTATAAATCGTCACTCTGTTTTAAGTTGAATACAACTCTTGCACCCATTTTTTTACTTCCTTTTCTGTAGGTTTAGTGTCCAAGACGAACACCCCACAGGGCAGGGAGATAACCCCCTGCCCCATAGGTCGCTAATCTTTTAGTTGCGTTAGGTCAATCATTCGAGTCGCTGTCTTGCTCTCCTCGCTGTTATCTCGGTCAGTAATCCACCACTCCAAGCCTTGAAGCCTTGTCGCTAGGTCGTGGTTTGCTAAAGGGTCGCTTGAATAAATCACCACCCATGTCTTATGAACAGTCACGCAGTCACCCCCTCTCCGCTTTTCTCGCTTTCAACGCAGTTGCCGCAGTTACAATTTGCCACGCAAATCGGGCAGTCGGTTTGGCAGTCGCCAAGATGAATAGTGGTCACGCTTATCAGCCCTCGCAATCGTGTCCATAAGACCACTCTTGAGAGTCGGTCTCATCTAGTAAATCAAAGACCCGAGAACACTCGGGGCATTTAGCTTTAGTCGCTAGAGTCAATTCCTTACCCCCTCAAAGTGGTTTCACTAGATCCATTTGGAAAATAGCACTCAAGGGAACTCTTAAAGCAATAGTGGTCTCCCACCCAATTTAGATGGTCTAGACCCCAAAGAGCCAAGGCGATTAGTGCCAAGGCATTTAGTCCAAGCGATACGGCGAGAACTATCTCGCCCCTTCTATTTAGTTTCATGTCTTGCCCTTCTGTAGGTTTAGGTTATGCCTAGGGATGAATTCCCTTAGACATAAAGCGAGGGCAAGACCCGAAAGCCTGGCCCCCACTTTACGGCTAAGCGATTACGGCTACCCCCTCAATGTCTGCCAAGCCTTCAACAACTTTCGGATGTAATTCGGCTCTCATAGAACCGAAAGAGGCAGACGGCCAATTAGTGTTAAAGACCCGATTAAGCAACATCCCAAGGGAATTAGAGCCGTCAATTTCTGAACATAGTTTGAGATGAGAATAAGCCTCATCTTTATTCCCTGCCTCATAAGCAAAGGCAGACCAGACGGCTTGAAGATGAGCAGACTTACCACCGAATAACTCAAGAATTCCCATGAATCGGCTTATGTCCTCGTAATCGCTAAGCACTAGCGGAATAGCACCTAGAGAATAATCCCGAATCTGAATTGAGTTAGCGATACCAGCGAAAGCGTTCTGAACATCTGAGTCATTTAGAACCCCATTATCAGCGAAAGCATTTAGCAAAGAATCAAGGGAATTCTTAGCCTCAAGGTGAGTAGGGTTTAGAACATCTGTAGTCATGATTTCTCTTTTCTGTAGGTAAAGAGTGGGGGAATCCCACGACTTAATTATGAGGCTAGAGCTGCCAAGAATCAAGCACCGAAAGCGACTTATTTTCGCAACATGAGGGGGGAACTAGATCCATTTTCTAAGAATTGCCCACCGCCCAAGATAGCCATTTTCAAGGGGTTTAGACCCTGCCGAAAATAGCCCCGAATTTATCCCCCTCGAATTACGCAACATCAAGACCCAAGACGCGATGTCGTAA